AATCTGGTTAGCGTCTCTTTCGATCTGGAATAGAAGACCCTTGAACTTCTCAACCGACCAACGACCGTTGGAGTCAACGTCGAGGTCGAACTCACCAGGAGTAGCAGTGTTGAGGGTTGCACCTTGCTCAGCGATCTTGTAGATCGTTCTGATAACCTCACGGTTGATCTCAGCGAGGATCTCAGTTGACAGAATGTTTGCCAACTCAGCCTCAGCGTTAAGACCGTGGATTGCCTTGAGGTCTTGTGCGAGTTCTAGGGAGTACTCAGCCTTGAGGGCGCGTGACTTTGCAGTAACGGTGACTTTCTCGATCGAGAATGCCATCTCGTTGAAGTGGTTACCAGAACCATCTCCGAGAGCTTCTGCATCACCAGTATTCATGCCCTGACCTACGTCATAAGCAGAAGTGGTAGCAGAACCAACTGGGTTAAGGATTGATGGGTTGGAACCAGACTGTGAAGTAGTACCAAAACCAGCAGCAGCGTCGGTGAAACCACCAGTGAGGGTACGACCACTGTTCTGACCAGACCATGCGGTATCGGGCTCATCGAATAGAGCTTCAGTACCAGACTGGTTAGCGTAACGTGAACGCATTGCGAAGATGAGTCCAGTAGGACCAGTCATTGGCTGAACACCAGCGAGGTCATAAGCAACCAGGTTAGGCATTGCACGTCTGATTAGTGAAATCAGAACGGGATCGAAACCAGCTACGGGACCTGCATCAGCAGAAGAACCTGAGAAACCGCCAGTACCAGCGGACATTGTTGGTGATGCTTCGCCAAGGAAGGATTGCTCCTCACGTAGCATTTGCTCTTGGTTCTCAAGAAGAACTGCGGTTACATTTCTTCTGTGTGAATCTTTGATTCTATCTAGACCTTCGTAGTCTAGAAGGGGAGCCCACTTTTCAGCGAGCTGATTGTAGTTGATTTGTTGTTGCATTTTAGGTTTACCTTAGTGTTGAATTGTTAAAAAATCACTGCTTCTTAACAGATGATAGAGCTCTTAGATAAGCAGCCATTGATCCAGTAGGTTCTTCTACGTGGTTAGCTTCTTCTCTTAACTCTTGTACCTGTTCCGATGAAGAACTTACCTTACCGCCGAAGTATGACTCCTTCAGTGTGGTTAGTTTTTCACGATAGCTTTCCTCACTTTCAAACTCAACACCTTCTGCCAAGGTTGCAAGTTTGTCCTTTTGGGACATTGCAAGACCTTCTGCAACATTATTAAGGATGGTTTGAGCGGTTGACTCAGACAGTCTTCTGTTGAGTACAATGTTACGCTCAATTTGCTCGTTGAGTTTTGTCTCCATCTCATCAAGTTTATCTACCATGCTCTCAAGAACATCATATCTATCTTCAGGGATTGATACATAATGATTTTCAAAAAGACTCTTCATGCCTTCGAGGAAGGATTCGGTCATTTCGGTCTTAATGCCCTTCTCAATTTGAAGTGCATTCTCCTCTAACCATTCCTCTGCGACATACTCAAGATATGCATCGAGTCTTTCGGTTAGTTCGACTTTAATTTCATCGACTTCTTCCGAAAGCTTTTGTGCATAAGCTTCTTGGATTTGTGATTCGATATCAGCGATCTTGGTGTTCATCGCCGCTTCAAAGATTAGTTTAGCCTTTTCTCTGAACTCTTCGGAGAGACCCTCTTCGCCGTTTAGAAGAGCATTTACATCCTCTTCAATAGCAGCGTTGACATCAACGATTGACTCAATCTCTTCCTCAGCGATAACCTCTTCGGTTTCGCCTTCAGTTTCTTCGTAAGACATAGCACCCTTCTTAGCAGTTGGCATAGGATCCGCTGAACCAGCACCCTTGTTAACTACATCCTTAACCTGTTTAATGGTCTTGGTAGGAGTAGCAAGTTTGTTGGACTCATCATCGGGCTTCGAGTTCTCGGGGGTAGGACCACCGAGATCTTCAACAGCACCAAGTTGATCAACATACTTAGGAGCAGTTGGCATTGAATCTGCCGCCTTTGCACCCCTAGTTACAGCGGTTTTGGATTGCTTTGTGCCTACTTCCATTTCTTGTAAATCTCCACGAGACATTTGAACTCTCCGTCTAATCGTTGTAGATATCGTAATCTGTATTTATTTATTAATTTAGAGATTTGATAAGAAGTTTTGGAAGATCTCCAACTTCTTCTCGTCTAGAATCTTTTGATCAACAAATTTATTTATTGTTTCCTTAGTTTTTTCGATCTTTTCTTCCAGCTGTAACTGGACTTCTTCAACCGATTTTTCAATCTCCAATACTGCTTGGATATTTTCTTCTACCATGGATGGTTTATGTGCTTTGAGAATACCAGATTCCCAAACCCATTCAACTCCTTCCATGATTCCATTGACGAAAGCATCGGGAGCAGAAGGATCAGCAACGATATCTGCTGCGGTTGCAAGCATGAAATCTTCGCCTACTACTTTATATCCTTCGTTTGTATCACGAAGACTACCCATACCTCTTGAGGAAACACCAAGAGTTACACCTTCGTCAAGGAGAGACTTTGCGATAACACCCATTGGTGTATCAAGAAGTTTTGCCTTACCAATAAAATTGTTTCCCTCTCTGTGGAGATCTACAATCTTATGGGAAACTCTATCTAGGTTTACAGTAGGACCATCAGGATGTCCAAGCTCACCAAGAGCACGTCCCTTAGTGACAAATGATTCGCAATATCTGGTTACTTCTCTTTCCAGAGTTTCAACAGGATAGAATCTATTATTGCGATTCTTTAGATTGCCTTGAAGGAAAATACCCTCAATAAACATCGACTTCTTGCCGTCTTTTTCTTCGACAAGAATTTTCGCTGATTCGATTTCTTCTGTAATGAGTTTCATTTTCAGTAAAGCTTAGTTTTCTTCGTCCTCATCATATTCTGGATCTTCCTGATCCTCACCTTCTTCATTCTCTACTTCTTCTTCCTCTTCATCAGATTCTAGTTCAGCAGATGTCTCTGGAACTTCATCTTCTAACCAAGGATTTGGACCACCAAACATTGATGCAGTTACAGCAGGTCGAATTACTTCAATGTTATCTGCTGCTTTAGAATAAAGAATATCTTTAATCTTAGAATGAATATCCGTTGGGGAATCATTCTGGGCGATCATATCAATTAAATCATCCATAACCAGTTTAATAGTATGTCAGTAATTATTTATATCTCACCACCTTTGGGCATTTCTGGAGCCTGTGTTGCGGATCCATCAATACCAGGTTCAGTAACTGGTTGTCCCATATCCATTCCAAGAGCACTGCCCATTTCAAGTGCTTGCATCTCCATTGGATCAACGATTTTTCCGTCCTTGATCTCTTTCTTGATCTGTTTATCAATTTCAAGAATCTCTTCATCCTTTTGCTTAAGGATATTTCTTCTCACATATTCGAGAGAGAAATATTTACCGACATATGGATCTACAGCAGCAACTACACCAAGTCTTTCATTGATTAGTTCTGTTTCTTTTAATTCAGCGAAGTGATTGTCATAGATATAATCATATTGAATGTGATCGGACAGAATTGCCCAGTCCTCAGGAGTTACAATATTTTTGAGAATTAGTTGAGTTCTCAACATATCACTGAAGATATTTGAGAATCTCTTTCTCATTCTTCCGACAAACTTGGTAAACTTAATTTCATCTCTCAGAATTTCTGAGGATCTACCAAGATTGAATCCTTCACCAGAACCAGCAATACGAGACTCGGGAACTCCAAGAGATCTGTAAAGTTTCTTTTGGAAATATTCAATGTCGGATAGTTCTCCTAGGTTTTGTCCTCCAGGAAGAGTGGTGATTTCAGTTCCTCTACCACCTTCACGACGAGGAAGCCAGAAATCTTCCAGCATTGACATGTACTTCTTATCGTCACGAACCTCACCAGTTGCTGCGTTATAAACCAGTTTATTTCTATAACGGTTCATAACTTCACGGAGGTATTGTTCCGCTTTAATCTTTGGAAGATTACCTACATCGATGTAGAAGATTCTACGCTCAGGAGCACGGGACAATCTGTAGATAACAAGTGAGTCCTCAATCATACGAAGCTGATTGAGTGCCTTAATTGATTTGTGTAGATAAGAGAGAATAGTCTGTTTGTTTCTATCTACCAATCCAGAATGACAGAAAGTAATAGAATCGGGTGCGATTTTGATTTTCTGCATCGCTGTTTGGTGGAACGATTGTCCACCAATTGCACCTAGATTATTTTTGGCCTGTGTTGCACCAGGATCATACAAATAGTATTCTTCGATCTCTGGGTTGGCCAGTATTTGAGTATCTGTATTTCTATTTGTTACTCTACTGATAGCTCCGTTAAGGGATTTATCATCTTTTAATTTTCTTACATACTTAATTTTAAGTGGATCAATATATCTTACTTCCTTGATTCCATCCGCAGGATTGTTTATATCAATGACCTTGTGATAAAATACCCTACCGTCAATGTACCAGTTTCTAAGAATCTCATGGCACTTCCTGTCGAAGTCCATAAGTTCTTTAATGTGCTTGAATTCTTCTCTGATCAATTCTTTCAGTTTTTCAGAAGCTGGAAGATTTGATAGGTCAATTTGAACGGGCGAATCATTTTGATCTGATACGATCGCTTCGTTGATAATATCTTCAATAGCAGCATCTACTTCTGGATGCAATGCCATTTCTCGATATCTTTTGATCAGATCTGACTCTGATTTATAGACACCATCGATGTCTACATACTGCCCATAAAAACCACTAGATACATAATAATCCGACGAATCCTCGTCGGACCTAGGTACTGGAGAGACGACCCCCTTTGATTGGGAGTCGTCTTCCTTAATCTTAAAACCAAATAATTTAGCCATCTATCAAAGAAACTGGGCTCTACCCAGTTATTTATTCATCAAAGTCCCTGGGAATCTGGAGTAGATACTGGCTCTTCTTCAGACCCAAAGATGTTGTCATTGTTACCGTTGTAAGCATCCCACCACTGAACTTGGAGATCTACAGTGAACTCTTCGATGGTATCGGATTGATCATAAGAAAGTTCAATCGCACTTACGTTGGTTGGGAATACGCCATGGAATACATACTTCTTAAGAACTGGGAAGTTGTCAGAAGCATTTGGAAGACCACTGGTTAGATTCGATGGGAATCCTTGTGTGCTATCAATGGTGTTTCTACCCAACTGATAAACGATAGCATCCTTCTGATACTGAACTGGATTGATAACACCAGTAGCATTATCATGTTTGTTGATTCCGTTCATCCACTGCTCGAAAGCATTTCTAATATCGAATGAAACATCGTTGATGATAGTTACGGTCCAGACATCGAATGTTCTGTCACCAGCAATCTTAAGATTTCTTCCTCTGAAAGGAACGTCAATGACGTTGATATTGGATGCAGGTAGGTTTGCAGCCTTTACCAAAAATCTTGAGTTGCGAAGTGTCTCGTTGGAAACCGTTACGTAGCTTGGGAAAGCAAGCTCAACCTCAAATAGATTGGGTCTTGCAGCACCACCGATTAGTCTCGATTTGAAATCCTCAATGGTTCTGTCCGCAATTTTTGGCGGATTGAATGAATTGCTAGCCATTTTTAATTGCCCTCTTAGTGATTATTTATTGAATAGATCGAGATCAAGCAGTACCAATGACTTCATCAAAACTGATGCCAGTTCTGGTAGCAACGAAGGTTAGACCAATAAAGTTGATTGATCTTGCAGGTTTTACAAAGATGTCGGCCTTAAATTGGTTTGCATCAATAACATCTGGAGTGTTATTGCTCTCATCACAGATAACAACGAAATCACTGATACCTCTCTTAGCCTTAACATCGCGGAGATATGGTTCAACAATGTTCAGGAAGTTGGTTCTTGTGAGAACGTCATTAAACTCAAAGAGTTGAGCTCTTGCAGCTCTCTCAATTGTAGCCTCAATAGTGAGGAACAAACGACGAACGTTGATTCTGTCGAACGCAGAAGATTCCTTGAGAGCAGTCTTGTCACCGAATAGAACCATTCCCGCACCAGCAGAGAAGATAACTGGGTTAATTCTCTTAGGATAGAGTAGGTCTCTTTGAGCCTGTGATGGGTTGTATGCAAGTTTAATTGCATTGTTGATAACACCTCTCTGGGATCCAGCAGGTGAGAACCATGGGAAGGAGTTGATGGAAGTTCTTGCCATCAATCCAGCGATATCACCATTTAGAGGAACATATCTAAAGGTATTGTTGAAACGATCGAACTGATACTTATATCCAGAATCAAATACTGCGTAGGAGCTTGAAGCAAGACTATCGTAGAACTTGATGATATTATCAGTCTGATTGTCACTATTGGTTAGTCCAACAACACCAGATCTGTAAGGAGAAATACATGCAATGCAGTCCTTACGGGTTTGTGCGATCTGAATTAGTTTGTTAGCCTTTGCCTGTGCCTCATAGATTGAGGATCCACCAGAAGGACCATTCAACAGATAGTTGATTGAATACTCTGCAGGGTTCTCAATGACAGTGTAGGAACTGATGATATCACCGAGACCTACATTGAATCTTCCAACTGAACCGTAGTCATTACCATTTGCGAGAGAATGGATTTGAGGACCAGCACCATTGAAGGTAACTCCCTGTGCATTTCCTCCCCAGACACCAGTCGAATCTACAACCCAACCAGCTCCACCAGAGGTAAACTTGAGTCCAACTCCAGTATGAGCAGCACCAACAAAAATGTAATCTGAGTAATTTGCAACGTAGTCCTTGTAATAAGTTGCAGTACTTGGGGATACCTTAGCGTCTGCAGCCTTAGAAAGTCCAGTCCACTTCTCAACAATGTTTCCAGCACTTCCAGTTACCTTACCATTGTCATCAACGACAACAACGTGTACTTCGTCAAATCTGGAGTTTCTCTCTTTAGCGTACTGTGAAGTACCAGGCTTAGGAGCAATGTTTCTCCAATATACGGTTGAGTTGGATAGACCGAGGGTTTGTTGGTTGTACCAGTCAACAGCAGTATTTCCAGTTCTTAGTGCAAGACCACTTCCAATTCCACTCATTACGATAAAGGAAGTGTTAGCGAATGAAACACCAGCAGTGGTGTCCATAACAATTCCACTGCTTCCGTCAGTCGTAAATCCAGTAACGTTTCCTGTATAAGTGCCGTTTAGAGACTTGATTTGGTCACCGATCGTAACTTTTAGAGTATCAAGATCACTAGTGAAGTTGATAACAGTAGAACCAACACCAACAGCAGCAGAGAATCTTGTTCTCTCTAGTCTGATTTGGTTACCTGAAGTATCAAAGACTCTGTATAGGTTAGGATGGTTTGTTGTAGCAGAAGCTGCAAGACCAGCAACATAGTCGGCAAGACCAGAATCATAACCCAAGAAAGCACCAGTTGATGATCCTTCTTCATAGTCTACCGAGTACCACTTATCTTCAGTGGTGATATACTTAGAAAGAACCTTAACATCAACAGCATTGGTGTGGACTTTAGTAACAACACCCTTAAGGTATCCAGTCTCAATTCCAACCGTTCCGTTTGATAGTGCAACAGAAGTTGAGAAACCAGCGGTGATTGCGTATCCTACCTGAATGCCGTCAGTACCGATTGCGAGTCTCTGGTCAGATTGACCGTCAATTACACAGATCTTCAACTCATTGGACCAGCTACCTGGGTTTCTGGCAGCGTAGAACCAATCGGAATCTGTGGTGTGATTATTGTAATAATCTTCCGATGATGTGATTTGGAGATCAGTCAGAGCAACACCAACTGGAACGTTAGCGTTTGATAGATATTCGTTGCTTGATCTGATAACTCTTAAAACTCCACCATAGGAAAGATAGGATGATGCGGTCATCCAATACTCATATTGATCATCGGTAGATGATGGCTTACCAAAGGTAGTAAGTAGATCTTGTTCGGTTTCAACCAGGATGGGCACATTAACTGGACCTTTAGCAAAAGGACCAGCGATTGCTCCTACCTGATCATTGACATCATCAATTCTTCCAATAGTAAGATCAACTTCCCTTACTCTGACCCCTGGTGATACTAAATTGATAGCCATGTTAGTGCCTCTTGAAGAAGTTCATTTTCCCTAAGATTATTTATTAAAAGCACATTTTTATTGGGGAAACAATGAATGAACACCCTACCAGTCTGGATAATACCAACGAACGTCTCTTAATTGGTATTCTTTGCCTTGTTGTCGTTTAGTTGTTATTCTTTTCTTTGTGCAGTCTTTACACTCATATGAATATGATGATGGGCCACTACCCCTTCTCGTTTTATAAAAATCTGTCACCAAATCTTTTACCTGTGTGCATACCCTGCATCTTCTTTCATGCAGAAGCAGATGACCAAATTCAAACTGATCATCTATATCCATCATAGGTATTCCCACATATATGATCTATCACCATACTCATCTAAGTGCCACCTATCACCAGCATTATCTACAAAAGACGTATCATCCAATCCATCACTCATAAAACCGAACGGTGCCATGTCTTGTTCAATCTGATCTCTTTGATCATCATAAACTCTTTTTCGGATATCATCATCTGACATCTCCTTGAAATAATCTTGGATGACCAACCAAGCAAAAATAACCAGACACATTGCAAGGTCATCATTACATCCTTCTTCAGCCTCAAACGAGTTAGCCTTTTCAATGAAGGTTGTTAATTCTGCAATGATATCATAATCACTAATAAGGAGTTTATCTGCTTCAATTAAAGTTTTGAGATTTAACGCACCTACCTTTTTGACGGTCTTGGACATCTTAACTCCTAACTGAGTCTTTTTGCCAGAGAATCCCTGTCCAACTAACTGTCCTGCTCTACCTCTCATAGAACACATCAGTAGATTTTGATATTCTAGATCATAGTTTATAATCGAAGCCACTTGATCACCAATATCATTGACCTCACATAAAATATATGCATTGTTATATGCCTTTGCAAATTCCAAAATAACATTTGGAAATAACATTGGTTTTATTGTATTGTTCCTGTACTTAGCAACAACTTTATATGGGAAAGCAGTTGTGTCATATACGATAAAAGCAGAATAGTCTTTTTCTACTCCTCTCGCAACGTCAACTGTCATAATATAGTTGTGGTCTTTTTCTGGGTTGCAATATATTTCCCCGCCACGTTCTCCTCTTCCTATGGGTTCATCATAGGTCATAGACTTAAGTTTTGATGGAGCAATTAAAGTATCTACGGATCCTAGGAATTCGCATTCAAACTCAACTCTAAACTGAGACTCTGAGGTGTTCTTAATTGTTTGTTCTTTCCAAGCTTCGTCTCGTCCTGGAACCTCCGACCAATGAACATCTGTAGTTACATATTCGTTCCTTTCCAACTCTGCATCATGCCAGAGTCGATAGAAGTGATTCATACCCTTGGGGGTAGAAACGATAATAACCTTTGTGGATTTACCAGATGAAATAGTAGGATATACAGAACTGAAGAAATCGTCTGCAATGTGGTTTGGAATGAACGCAAATTCGTCCAGGAAGATGATGTTAAAGGACATACCTCGGACAGCAGATGCTGAGGTAGATGCAGCAATGATCTTCGATTTGTTTTCTAATTCTACGGAACCTCTGTTCCAAACTGCAACACCCTGTTGCATCCAGTGAGGTAATGCCTCATATGCCGTTTGTAGTCTCTGTAATAGTTCTCTTGCAGTTTGAGCTTTGTTGGCAAGAATACCTATAGTGACACTATCATTGAAAAGTGCATAGTGCAAAAGATAAGATACAACAGTCGTTGACTTACCCGACTGTCTGGGCATCTTACAAATATTAAATCTATTATGGTGGAAGTTTCTAACCAGCTTCTCCTGAAAGGGATACATTTCAAATGGAACTAGACCATGGTCCAGGTTAATAATCTTAATATATTCCCTAGCAAAATAAACTGGATCACTCTTACACTTCAAGTATTCCGCAACCTGATCTTCACTAAATTGAATTGGAACGTTAGTTCTTTTTAGATTCGGATTACCAAGATATATTTCATTATCTGCAGGCATAACTATTTTTCAATAACAATTAATGGTTTTGTTGGATCTTTAAAGCTTGGAGCAAAGTATATAACTTTTCCAGTTGGATATATTTTTTCTAGTTCAAATTGAACATCTCTTTTAAGTGGTCTGCCTGTTTGTGGGAAGAACATTTGAATGGTCTTCGACATACCTCTAAAAATAAATGTTACGGAATAAGTTGATCCGTATTGATTCAGTCTTGTATAGTCTTCCTTGATAGAAGATTCTCCATGCTCTGTTGAAGACTCGCTATCGCGTTTTTTCTTGGAACCCTTTGACTTGGATTCTTTTCTTCTATCTGGCTCGGAGGATGATTCATCATCGCTTTCATCGTCATCTCCATTGCTGTCGCAACTATATGACTTCTTGGTTTCTTCCTTGACGAACCATTTCCTAAGATCTTCATTTACTATTTGCCTATAAGATTTCATCGACCGAATGCTTTTTAGCTATTTAGAATTATTGTCTTTGAATCCTTGTTTCAACAACTTCTGTAGTTCTGAAGTTGATCCAACAAACACTGCGTTATTGGTAACA